GATCTTATAAATTTAGTGATTTATTACGGAATACAAAAACAAAAACAAAAACAAAAACAAAAACAAAAACTAAAAAAAAGAAAAAGAAAAGCGATCCATCACAAATAGGATATCCTGCAAATAAATCTAACTTGAATATAATAATGAAAGGTCAAGATGGGAATTTGTATAAGAATAAACGGTATAAAAAAACTAAGAGGTGGGTAAAGATTAATAAAAAGAAACGATTAAATCCTCTTGTAAAATAAACAATATGGTTTTTGTTGCATCATATCACTTTCTGAAATATCTGAAACACTACTATCATTAAAAACTTTCCACCCCCGATTAGTATTACATATTGCATAATAATGACCACCATTAAGTGAACCACTTTGAACACTCATTGCACATAGTTTATAAGTCATATTATCTTCATTATAATTCATACAAAAACGATTCATCTTTAAAGATATTGGAAATTCAATATGTCTATCTATTTTTTTTAAATTGTTACCATATCTTTTTATTTGAATTATTAAATATTCACTACAATTCCAAAAAATAATCTTTTTTTCTGGATTAACATTTTTTAAACACCGATCGCATTTCCAAGTATTATCACTATCTAATACTTCCATATCTGTATAATCAGTTAATAAATCATATAATGTCTTGAATTCTGGTTTCATATGTAAAGTAATGATTTGAATAGGATCATGATTTTGTGTTGAATAATCACATTTTGGACAATTTGTAATACTTAATATTTGAGAATATGTTGAATTTACTAAGTATGAATATTTTTTCTCAAAAAACTTTTTCCAATAATTTATACTATCAACAGCAATTTGATCTAAGTTATTTTTAATTTCACCTTCTAAAGTTAATTTTATCTTATATTCTAAGCATTTATGTAATAAATCAAATAATATAATGATAAATTCTCCTGCATCATTTTGATCAAAACCAACAAATGTATATTCGCTCTTTTCTATTTTTTTTGCAAATGACCGATAAAAATCTACAGGATTTACACTTTTAGATTCTGATCCAGATTCTGATACAGCATTTAATAATTTATTTAATTTGAACCATTCTCTCATTAATTCAAAATCATTTCGATTTTCTGTTTTTATACAATTTTGTATAAAATCATCATTTTCTGTACTTAATATTCCTGTATGAAAGATACACTGAATAATTGAATTCATATAACATGTGTTACCAAGATTTGTTAAACCATAATTCATATTACTTAATAGTAAATTTAAACTTTTAAATACTTAAAAATAATTATATTTGTATAATTATAAAATGAGCACCTTAGATATGAGCGATGAAGCAGTTCCTGCCACTGAAACAGAAGTAGAAGAACCTAATATCACAACAAATGTTGAAGATGTTTCAGATGAATCTACAGATGAAGAACCTGAACCTGCTGAACCAGAGGTTGAACCAGAGGTAGCAGAACCAGCAGTTGTAGAACCAGAAGTTGTGGAAGAACCTGCTGAAGAACCAGCAGTTGCTGAAGAACCTGCTGAAGAACCTGCTGAAGAACCTGCAGAAGAACCTGCCCCTGAAGAATCTACTCCAGAAGAAGTTAAATCATCTGATAATGATTTAGAAGATAGAGTCAAAGAGTTAGAAGAAAAACTTAATCATTTATTAAATATATTACCTATATGGGCAAAGGGTTGTGCAAATTTCCCTGTTATACCAGATGATTTAATAAATTTATTATAAATTAATTATTTAATTTTATTATTTAATATTATTATTTTTTACTTACTTAATTAGAATAAGCAAGACCACCCATACCAGACATAATACGGAGGACATTGTAGTTAACAGCATAGATAGTAAATGTATCTGTACCAGAACTACAGAATTGAGCATTATCAATTCTAGAGAAGTTACAAGTTCCAGATGGTTGATGTTCTTCAGGTTTGAGAGCAAAAGAGTATACACCAATTACATGACCTGCTTGACCAATACCAGCAGTACCACCAGAAACAACTGGTGTACCAGTATGATGTTGCCATACTTGAGCAAGTGTAAAGTAACTAATATCTCTAGATGCAAAACGGTCATGTCCATTTAATTTAAGTTGCCAAGTATCACCAGCAGTAAATACAGCGAAAGCACCACTAGCCCAAGGTCTAGTCCATACTAATTCTTTGACTGGATGATTAAAATTTAGACTGACACCACCCGAAGAAGCAGTATTACCAGTAGAAGTTTGCACTTGTTCAATTAAATATTCGTGAGATACTTGAGCGAATCTACGTCTTTCATCAGTATCAAGGTAAATATAATCAACCCATAGAGGTGGTACACCACCAGCTGCTATAGCAGTTGTAGATAATATAATTTTAACTTCATGATATTGAAGGGCAATAAGTGGTAAAGCAAGACCAGGATTTCTACAGAACCAAAATTGTAATGGAATTTGTCTAACACCTTCAACACCTGCTGCGGCTTTAACACCACCCATAGCAGACATAGCTTGGAATTTAGTTGCTGTTGGATGAACAGAAGAAGCAATCGCTCCACCAGTTGCTAACATAGCAGCACTATTTGGTTCAGTTAATTCAGCAAATGCTTCCATCCAATGTCCATAATGTTTATCAATTAATTGACCACCAATTTCACATTCAACTGTATCAATAAGCATAGCACCTGGATTCCCAGCACTATCTACATCAAAAGCAGAATCGGTCTCTAAATACATTTTATGGACTAAATCACCATTGCGGGAAATAGTTGCAGTCATTCTACCAGCAGATTGAAGGTCTGCTGGAGCACCATTCCAAGTTTGTTGGATAGACTCCATCGAGAAGTTAGTGTGTCTGCGGTAGACAACTTTGAAGAAAGTGATTTGTGGGTTACCAGTAAGGTAGATATCTTGAGCGCCATAAGCTACGAGTTGCATTAATCCTCCTCCCATGTTTTATACTATAGCATAGATTTTTTTTTTAGATAAATTAAACAAATTATTTTTAATAATTTATTTTAAGACTTATATATTTTAAAAAAATATTTATTTGGTTTATTTCTTTAAAATTTTTTTCTATGTTATAGTATAAAATATGGCTGAAGTTGGATGTTTAAAAGATGGCAAATTTCAAAATGTAGGAGCGAATATATTTGACAGTGGTTCAACCGGTGTATTTGCCGGCAATCATGCGGATTTCTTATCGGGATTTCAAGGTAATCTTACCGCTACGGGTTTAGCAGGTATCACAGATGCTCAAGAAATTGCTGGATTAGCGGCAATCAGTTCAGCAAATGCTGGCCACACACTAGCAGTTACCCTTGTTGCAAATGCTGTAAACTTTATGAACTCCGCTCATGCTAGTGCAGCAGGAGCATTTCATCTCCCACAAGCAACTAAAGGTACACATTTAGCATTAGATTATACTCAATCTCCAGACGCACATGCTTCAGTACATTCATGTCACACTGAGGGGGGTACTAATGTAACAGCAGGCGATGTATTTGCAAAACAAGTAATAGGAAATCTTAATGGTGGTATTGCCGGATCTGCAGTAGAAACAGGGGGTACACATTTAGTCCCAACAAGTCAAATATTACATTATACACCCGCCGCCGCGACAACAAATGGATTAGGTACTGGTTCGGTAATTCATTTTTTCTGTCCTAAAGATGGTCAATGGTTAGTAAGAGCTCATATGGTACCACAAGGAACCGGTGCTACAGGTGCATACACGGTAGCGGACTAATAATTGGCATTTAAATTAATCTTAACTTTTTTTTCAATTTAAATTATCTATACAATAATTTAAATTAATATTTAATATTATTTTAAAAAAATATTTAAGATTTAGTAATTTAATTAATTACTGTATGCTAAACCACCCATACCAGACATAATTCTTAATACATTGTAGTTAATAGCATATACAGTGAGTGTTCCCGTGGGAGCAGTGCCATCAAATTTCATTTGAGCATTATCAATTCTTGAGAAGTTGCAAGTTCCAGATGGTTGATGTTCTTCTGGTTTTAAAGCAAAGGAATAACAGTAGATATGCTTAGATGGTACTCTGTGTCCAGCTTGAACAGGTTGACAAAGTCTAAAATAGGAAGCATTTCTTGCAGCAAAACGATCATGTCCATTGAGTTGAAGTCTAAGTGTTCCGAAACTTTCATTTGAAGCTACACCACAAATTTGTTCGGATGTTGCAGCCAGAGCACCATCATAATTAAAAAAATCATTTCCATTAGGCATGGCAGCACCGCCAACATTCTTCGATACATCTTCCCCTGTTCCCTCAACACCAACTGTTAGAACCGTGGCATCCTGATTAACCCATATTAATTCTTTGATAGGATGATTAAAATTAAGTTTTTTTGTCGCACCCACTGATGATTCTTCTTTCTGGAGTTGTTCAATTAAATATTCGTGCGATACTTGAGCGAATCTACGCCTTTCATCAGTATCTAAATAAATGTAATCAGCCCATAATTGGACACTGGTTGGTTTCACTGCACCAACACCACCTGTATAGTCACCTACAACGAGAGCATTCATGGCCCGAGTAGTAAGTTTAATTTTAACTTCATGATATTGTAAGGCAATTAAAGGTAAAGCTAGACCAGGATTACGGCAAAACCAAAATTTTAATGGAATATATAATCTTGGCGTGGTATCTGTTCCAGTTAATGCATCAGCTTTCATATAAGCAACCTTATCCGCATGTTTATTAAGTCCTAGCCATTCTAATTCATCATGATCAGTTAATTCATTCCATATATCTAACCAATGACCATATTGTTTATCAATTAATTGACCACCAATTTCAACTTCACATTGTTTTACAAATGCATGACCAGTATTATTAATCCAATTTGCAAAATTATTACCAGTACCAACTGTCTGACTTGCCATAGCTACATCCAACCATAATTGTCCAACTAAATCACCATTCCTAGAAATAGTCGCGGTAACAGTAGATTCACCTGTTCCTACATTGCCATTAAATGTTTGTTGAATAGCTTCCATCGAGAAGTTAGTGTGTCTGCGGTAAACAACTTTGAAGAAAGTGATTTGTGGGTTACCAGTAAGGTAGATATCTTGAGCGCCATAAGCTACGAGTTGCATTAATCCTCCTCCCATGTTTTATACTATAACATAGATTTTTTTTTAAGATAAATTAAACAAATATTTATCATTTTATTGTCCAAATAAATTATTAAATAATATCACAAAGACGATACTTTCTACAAATGTTAATGGTCTAAAATCTCCTTTCTCGTTACCTTTGCCTACCATATTATATCTTAAGACAGGAAAGATTCTATTATATGACCATTGAACAAGGAATACTTTAATAAAAAATACTAAAAACAGCATTAGAAATAATTGTAAACTATCAACTTTCATTTTATTACCTTTAATAAATCCACCAATCATTTATAATTATAAGTATAAAAAAATATAACATTTATAATTATACAATTATTTATATTGTTCATTTATATTGTTCATTTATATTGTTCCATATATTCATATAATTGGTCATCTGTAACAATATATCGATCAAATATAACTTTAGTATTTTCTAAATAATCCGTATTTAAATCTAAGACTTGCTTTACTGGATTCATAATTTGATTTGTTATATAAAATGAATAATCTAATTTTAATTTTTTTTGGTTGATATAATCTGGATGTTCTATTCTATTCCCTTGTAATATGCTCTGTTTTCTGTCTCTACCTTTATTTTTTCCACTTTTATAAGGATTTGTTCTATCAAATACAATATCATAATCTGTTATTTTAATATAAGCATATGGTATTCTGTCATTACTCTTTGGTTTATTACCTGGATCCCTTTCACCAATACGATCGGCCAATACTTTATGGGCAATACTCTTAGGATTTTTATAAAAACCTCTTAATGATTTTGATACTATAAAATAACTTATAGGAAATTCACCATTTTGAATACTATTTAATGTCTTGTATAACCAATTTAATGCTTCATCAAAATTTTGATCAATCATAATTTTTTCTATAATATTTCCAAAAACATACTTAACAATTGGTGCATTATCTCTGCGTTTCATAACAATACCCATTGATGTTCTCTTAAAATTTTTATTGTCAACATCTGATGTCCATTCATATTTATCTCCAACATATCGTTTCTTAGATATTAAGATGAAAGGAAAGAATGTTTTTTCATATTCTAAACATTGTGGATTTCTTAATCCTTTATCAACATATTTACCTGCTGCTATACCACAATTTATACAATGTTTTAATAATTCATTTCCACTTAAAATATTTCCATCCAATGATTTTCTACTAAATTTAATAAATACAGAATCTGTATCACCATAAACAATCTCGGGCATATCATAACCCTCACTTTTAGCCCAATCTTTAACACCATTATCTGCATCATCAATTCGCTGTCGTCCTATACTTGTAGTACATGCTGCAATTTTTTTCATATAAATACTACTCGTTTTTGCACCAAGTTGACCATAAACAGAATTTGCAGTTACTTTATATGCTAATTGTAAACCATCTAATACTTTGCGCTTAAATTCATCTGGTTCACTCTTAATTAGTTTTCGTGTTGCCTTACGGGCCTCTAATACATTTTGTAATACTGTTGGAATAATACCCATAGATTCTTTAATGATTTCGCCATTTTCATCCAGTTTATGCTTCAAGAAATGACATGTTACAATGTCACCTGTCTTAATCTTTTTTGTAGTTGCTCCTTTAGTTTCATATCTATAATCATCATATCTAATTGTTTCAACTTCATCATCAAATCTATTTTCATCTCTCAATTTTTGTAAATATGGATTATTCGTATCTAAATATTTATCCTGTGATAAATTATTTTCAATAATAGATGATGGATATAGTGATGCATAATCAAGAACAACAATTGGATCTTCCAAATATATACCAGTTTTAGGATCTAAAACAATAGCTCCTTCATATCCATCTGTTGTTTCTTTATAATCTTTTAAAGTTGGCATTCTTGTATTTTGTC